TACATTTGACATACTTCTAATCTCCTTTTCGAGTAGGGTTTTTTAAATAGGTTACCTTCCTATCATTCGAGAATGCTTCGTTTTTAGCCTGAACTTTTAGCGGCCGTTATAAACTCTATATATTTTTTATCTCTTATCTGTATTTTATGTTTATTAAACAGATAAAAAAGCATATAATCATACCAATAAATCCATATATTAAACTTATTATGATCGGTACTGATAATATATATGCTACAAAACTCGTTACGAAAAATACTAAATATAAAAGTAATGTGTACCCCATAATAATTTCCCCCCTAAAACAAAAAAAAGAGAGCCAAAGATTAAGATTTTACTCTTAATCGATGGCTCTCAATGGAGCTCTACAGACTTATTTAATTTTTTTTAGTTACTAATTTATGTTATATTATATTTATATAGCCAATGCTGACTGGAATGGTCTATATAATTTATTATACTTGATTAAATTTTCTCTTGCAGGTAATAGTTGTAAATTATCTAATGCCCAACATTTTTTGAAGTCTGTATCTTCAGACTTGATATAATTAAAAGCTGATATCGGTATAATATGATCGATGTGAAGTTTACCTTCTATATAGTCTTGCCAGGTATATCCTTCTGGTATAGTCTTTTGTAAATGGATTTCTAAATCTTTTAATGTATAATTAATAAGCAATTCCAACTTTCTACTAGCCTTATTACCTTTTAATGCGGCGCGCATTAAACTACTTATCTTACCATCAAGATTAAATTTTAAATCTATTTTTCGCTTATTTCTACAATTTTCATTTCTTTTTTCACGATTATTTTCATGATACTGTTTATAATATTCTTTTACTTTTTCAATATTATTTAAATGCCATTGCCTATTACATTCTTTTAACTTTTCGCTATTATTTGTATAATATTGTCTATTTGTTTCTTTTGCCTTTTCAGGATTATCTATACGCCATTGTTTAGTATGTTCTTTTAACTTTTCAGAATTCTTTATACAATACTGCTTATTATATTCTTTTACCTTATCGGGATTGTTTAAACGATAAAGCCTATGCAATTCTTTTATCTTATCAGGATTATTTTCCCGCCATTGTTTCGCGTATGCTTTTTTATCAAACATTATCGTACCCCTATATTAATTATATCATACTTATTATCTCGCTGTCAATATTCCTCATCACCCGTGCTGTCCAGTAGCTTCTCGTCTAGCTTAAATGATATGCCGACCTGCCCAGCCTTCGTGGACATTCTAAGCGTTCCGACATACTTGCCCTTGTAATAATAATAGGTATCGTCAGGGTCAAGTGCGGATGTGATCGCCTTGACATCACAGTTATAATATACGACTTGCTTAGGGTATTTAGGGTCACGGATAGCCATGTTATCTTAACCTATTTTATCTTATGGTCAATTAATTCTGCGGTTTCACTTAATTTTAACTTCGGACCGAAGTTAATTAATTCATTATACAAATAATTCTTACCATAAATTTTAGGTAATACAACACATACTCTTTTATCACTTGTTAAGGCATTAAATATTTTTTTCATACATTTAGGCATTTTATATGTTGGATTTATTTTTTCTACAAACCTGCTAAATAACATATATTTTCCCTCCTACCATATTATACACTAAACTCCCAGCGGATTCAAATAAGCAAGCTTATTCTTTTCCCGCCACTCATCGAAGGTCATGTTCTCAGGCACTTCGACCCACTCATCACCGACCTTAGCGGCTCTTGTGCCTTTGTGGCTTTGCCCCATTTCGGGGATAGTATCACAACGACAACGGGGATGCATTACTGGAAAATTAACCCCTTCTATAGCTTCAGATAACTTAAATACCTGCCCGTCTAAACCTTCACATACCGGACAGGTACGTTCTTCCATTGCTGCGGTAAACTGATACCATTCTATATCAGCTTCCTTATAACCATCTAAATGCGCCTGATTCATAAAATGGCTCGTTTCGGTCTTGACTAATACCCCAGCCTGCCGATATGACACATCCATTTTATCAGCTAAATTCTTGATCATCTTATCGTATGGCTGCCCTTGCACAAGCCCCTGTGTCATGGTCTGCTTCAAGTCACGGTATAACTTGTCTTTATTATCCCATAACCTATCCGAGAAGTCCGCACCACTCCAGGGATAGGCCAGTATCTTCGCCAGTGCATTGCTGTTAAGCGGGGTAAAATTAAACTCCATGCCGCCCTTGCCTAAATCAAATACCGAATTGTAAAACTCGTTCTGGTAGGTATTACCGAATAGCACCTTCATCTCTTTGTTTTGCTTAAAGAATAAATCGGTCAGCTTCGGGTCGATATTAGTCATTAATTGCTTAACATAGGCTGCCTTGTATGTACCCTTGCCGGTTTTCATATATTTAGCATAGATAGAGGCCATCTCTTTCTGCAGTTGATTATAATTGGTGACATAGGCCTTGCGTATCGCTTTAGATACATTATCGGCATCACGCCAGTATTTAGTTGACCGCAGGGCTGTCCGCTTCTGCCAGTAAGTAGAAAATTCGGGTTGGTTCATTGATTATCCTTCACTTTTTTAAACTTATTGGTTCAAATCTAATATCTTTAACCTTACCAATATGTTTATTGACTATATCTATAAATTTATCCAATTTCAATTTTAATATATCCTTCTCTATAAATCCTTTTTGCCCTAAAATATCAACAGCTTCCTCAACGGTAATGCTTAATTTGCTTCCTTTTTGAATCTTCATTCTTTAACCTCCATTTAAAACCCTCATATATCCTTTTACTTTTTAACCTTAACAATAAAATTATCACTCATAACCTGATGTAAACCAGTAGATAATCTGTCTACTTCTTTTTCTGTGAGGCCATAATGATTATACATACCATCTACTGAATGTAATATCTCGTGATAAACAGTTCTTTCAATATCTGATTTTGCCCTTACTTTTCCCTTATCTTCCTTTGTAGGTTTCCAATATTTACTTACTCTTATCTTGTGTGTAATATAATCACATTGCCCTAATATTGCTTTTTTATTAAGATATTTGTCATCATAAAATGTTTTATAATAATGTCCAGCTACCTTTAATTTTTTACCTATTATCCCTAATATTGACATCTTGCCTCCCCTATTTCACAAATATAAAAAATATTATCGACATCGCAAATATACTAAAATAGCCGATTATCAGTTGCCAGAACATCTATTCTTCATCACCCTCATTATCGTTATTGTTATTACTTCCTGGTAAATTATTATTCCCATTCCTGACACTCTCGCCATAGGCGTCTATCTCGGCTTTTTCTTCTTTCTCCATCTGCTCTATTTCAGCCTTAGCGTCCTCTACAAATGGGTTGTTAGCCACCGCCGTAGCCTTGCTCATAAATGGACTCATCAATACCACTTCCTCGCATAGCTCTTTGGTGTTATAGATAGTCGACTTATTTATGACAAAGCCAAAGTCCTTATAGTCATATTTTAGTTTATCTACCCTATTAATATATTCACACACAAACCATGTCAAATCTTCAAAGGCCTTCTTTAGCTTCCGAATGAGTGTATTGGCTTTCATATCCAGTCCGGTAAACAATATCTTCAAAGCTACACCGCTTGTATTATCGACTAATTTATTCAAGTCAACACCCTGCCCGATAGAATAAATCTTATTATCAAGTAGCTCTAACATTGTTTTGCGAGCCTCGACAGGTATCTCCAAGCGTTCAGGGGTTGCCCCTGCATGCTCATCAGCGTCAAGTGCAATCGCTTTAAACTTAATCAGGTTCTGCATAAACTCGGATAGTTTCGTTCCTTCATATCCTTTTAATACCCAAATAGCGGTCTGTATATCCTTAATGTCATTTAGGAAGCCACTTGTAACGGCATCGTAGGCATCAATATACCTTTTAATCGGCTCTAAGTCTGTGGTCTGTTTGCTGTTATTGTAAAGCAATATAAACGGCACTTTACCCCAACCTAAACCTTTTCTCTTATTTTTATCTGTCGTGTTATAGGTTAAAAAATGGGGAGCCGGGTTTGGGTTATAGTTCACGTCAAGCTCATAATCACCCTTTTCATTTTGTAGGTAATAGGTAACATCATAGGCAGTCCACCACTCGGCAGCATACCTTTTCTCGGCTTCCTTAGAATTTTTGTTGAAAACTTTGACTTCATAATAGCGAATCACCTGATTTATCTGCTTTTCGTGGTTAGTGTCATAGATGGGGATAATCTGTTCACTTGGAACTATCTCATACTTAAATACGCCTTCGGTATCAATAAAGCAATGCACGGTTTCCCATGCCTTGTTAGAAGCGCCGACAATCCAGTCGTTCACGGTGTCCTCAAAGTTCTCGCCTAATACTTCATTCATGTTTTCGGTCATTTCATCTTTTACAGTCTCGGCCTTAGTCTTATCTTTGACCTCTATCACAACGGGATTACCAACGATGTATGAGGCCTTCTGGTCGACTAATGTCTTTTGAAAGTTGTTGGTTACATGCCGATTGCTTTTGGTCGTGTCGGTATAATCTACGCCGTCAACCGTGTATTTGCGAAAGTCCTCTTTTAATATATCAGGCTCGTTGCCGTAGTAGTTCACCCCTTCGGCCATCTTGGCTTTGACAGCACTGTCCACGTCATCCTCGATAAGACTTTTTAAGATTTCCTCCGGTGTAAATGTACCTGATTGGATTTTCTGAAGGGACTCATTTAACATATAATAACCACTTCCTTATATTTACTTTAAATAGCAAGTGCAGGTTGAAACGGTCTAAACAGTTTATTGTTTTTTCTTAAATTCTCTTCAGCAGGTAATAAACGTAAATTCTCTAAAGCCCAACAACGTTTAAAATCTATGTGTTCGGGTGTTGTAAAATTGAATGCAGATATCGGGATAATATGGTCTATGTGGAGCTTCCCATTTAAACAATCTTGCCAACAATAACCTTCTGGGATTGTCTTTTTTAAGTGGTTGATTAAATCGATTAATGTATATCCGATTAAATCTTCCCAATGACGCCCCTTTTTATTACCCCTTAAAGAATTTTTTACCATTGCTGACATTCTACAATTAAGATTATATTTCAAATCTGTCTTAGTTTTATTTCTTTGGTATTTATTGCGTTCTATTTTATGATCTTGATACCATTTTGCATGTGCTAATATCATTTCTTCTTTATGTGTCTGATAATATTTCTTTGATAAGTTATTATCTTTTTCTCTATTGTCTTGGTGATGTTGTTTGCGGTATGTTTTGGTTTCTGTTAAGTGTGCAAGAGAATATTGTTTATTATATTCATCTATCTTTTTTTTATTATTAATATAATATTGTCTATCATGTTCTTTTTTATCTTCTATATTTTTATATGCCATATTCCCTCACTTTAAAAATGATATTGCCGGACGACACACATCTTCTTTTAACCCTGTTACCGTATCTGGAGCATCGTCATGGACGTTATCTCCCGCTTTCATGTAACTTGTGAGGTTAATCATAAAGCGGTCATATTCCGAACCTGCCGCATAATCACTTCTAAACACAAAGTACTCTTTTATATATGCAGCGGCCATGAGTATACGGGTTTCCTTATTGCGAGTGGTAACCTTTG